ATTGCGGAACATCACCCGCTCGACCTTGCAGCCTTCCATGTGACGGGTAAAGGCCGCATCAAATGTCACAGCGTCAAATTTGATGCAGTCACCAACTGCGCTGGCCTGACCTGTTCCCGTCTTGCCGCGAAACTCAAGATCAGAAATCTCAATCTTATCGCTGGCGACGATGAAGCAGGAATTTCCAGTCATCGGGAAGATGAAGGTCTGCCCCATGCCTTCGCCAACAACACGCTGGCCAACGGTGCTAAAGGTCACAGTGGAAACGCGATAGTTGCCCTTCGGGATGAACACCGTTTTACCAGTGTTGGCAGCAGCTTGGAATGCGGCAGCGTTATCGGTTCCAGTGGTGGGATCGACGCCATCAGAAACGGCACCAAAGTCCATGACGGAAACGTAGTCCTGCAACCGGCTCTGCACAGTGCGAGTCACCGCGCTGGTGCCACCTTGGCTATAGTTCACGGTGTTACCAGTCAACGCGATAGTCTTGTTCGAGAAGACCTGCACATCGGCTTGCATCCCCTCAGCCAGCTGTGAGCGCGAGATGCGCTTGGTCTCACTGGCCGTTGCGTCGAAGATCACGAGATCGTCGTTATTGGCGCTGTTTGCGCCGGAGAGAGCCGTGAGGTCTGTGATCCGCTTGCCGGGCATGGGCGTGTCCTCTTGTGAGTGTAGCGAGGCCCCGAAGGGCCTCGCAGTTATTAGACAAGGACGTAATCGAAGATCACGTCGATGTGCGTTGCAGTCGTCACGTTGCTGCCAGTCTTGCCTACGGTGACGGCCGTACCCGCGTCGTTTGCGGTGTAAGACGCACCATCTGCGAGGACAGCCGCACCAGTACCACCATCGGTCAGCACCGTGCTCTGCGTCAGGTTAGCCTGAGCAAAGGCAACGAGCTTACGTCCGGTGGTCGAAGTACCCAGCACATCCACGGTCGTGACTGCACCGGCAGCACCACCAACGGCGATGGCTTTGCAAGTCACCATGCGGATGGACTTGCCGGCAACAGCTGCAACGAGCGTGGCACCAGCGTTGATTTCAGCGATCGTAAACCGCTGACGCACGTTCTGGACCATGCCGGTAATCGACACAGTACCCGTTACGGTCAGCGTCTGCAGAGTTGCATTGCCGCTGTTGATCCGCACGTTGTCCTGCGAGATACCTGTATAGACACCCATTTTCAGTCTCCTTTTGTTGGGAGATGGGGGCCGAAGCCCCCACCATTAGGCCGACGGAATGGTGCCGAGGTCAGCGCCCATGTTGACCACCGCCAGCGAAACCTTGACGCGAGCTACGTCAATGGAGTTGCTGTTGATCGTCAGCAGGACGTTGGTGGCGGCGGTTGCGTAGTAGGCCGCAGCATCGGCGTAGCCGCCGGTGGCACCAACCGTACCGTTCAGGTCGAAACCGTCGACCCAAAAGTCGACAGTGCCGCCGCCGATGCCGACGTCGATGTTACCCGCTGCGCCCTCTGCCTTCTCCAGCGTCGCAACGCCGGACAAAACAAACGCGCCCTTCGGGAGCACACCAATGACCAGTGTGTCAGTGGCAGCCAGCGCAGCTACGCCAGCAGCGGTACGGGCAGCCGCGATCTTAGCAAAATCGAGTTCGATTTCGGTGACGCTAACGCGGTCTGCGCCGTTGGCGGTGAAGCCAGCCGAGTTCTTGTAGAACCCGAGAGAGTCAGTGTAAGCAACCATGATCTGGTCTCCTTATGCGAACTGGACGACGGCTTGCGCCAGCGCCTCGGGTTTCACAACCTTGTAGCCGTACACCTGCAGGCCGCGCACGATGTTGCCGAAGGTGGACTGGGCACGGAGAGTTTCCATCTCAGTCATCTGCGACGCGAAGGTGAAGCCCATCTTGTGACCGGCGATGATCGAAGTCTTGCCGGACGAGACGTTCAGGTTGTGCGACACGTAGAGGGTGAAGCGGTCGATCATGCCGAGACGGCCGTTGCGGACCGGGCTGGTGCTGTCGCCGGTCAGCGAAGCATCCTTGAGTTCGGACTTCTTGATGAGACCAGCCATGCGGGCCGGGATCACAAGGTAGCGGTCCGACTCCGGCACGTTGGCCTCGTCGAGCACGGTGCCCATGTCAACGATCAGGTCGACAACCGGAGTGGTGGCCGATGCGCCGTCCTTGGTCACGGTCAGCGGCGAGGCGCTCGTGCCGAGGTTGAACGCTGCCGACTGCTGACCAGCAGCGGCACCCTTGTTGGCCGCAGCGATGTCCGGCAGCATGTCGGTCAGAACGCGCTGGTCGATCTTCACCTTCATCTGCTCGGAAGCGTCTTTCGACCACATGTCCATCAGCTTGATGTCCGACTGAACACGGTCGATGTCGTCTTCGATGCAGGAGAAGTACTCACCTTTGTCGATGAGCAGCTGCAGCTTGGGCGAATCCGGGTTCTCGACGACAAGGTTCTGACCCTTGACGTACTCACGGATGGTGATGTTGGGCTGGGTACGGATGTTAACCGTATCGCCCATGCGGCGAATTTCGCCTTCGTAGTCGGTGTTCGAGATCGCCGACAGCACGGTGGCGTCGTAGAAGTTCTCGATCAGTTTGCCGGACCAAATCTCGGGAATAAAATTCCCCGAGTAGTCGGGACGGCCGGGAGCAACGGGATAGGCCATGTGGTGTCCTTTCACTTAGCCAGTTTATGTTATGCGACCTTCGCGCTGTGCGGCGAAGATGTCGCGTTCGATCCGGTCACGCTCCTGCTCACGACCCTTATACAGACCTTTGCGCACGTCGTCAAAGAACTTGGCAACGTCCGTCCGGTTGTATGCCTTGGCCTCATTGGCAGTCATGCTGCTCGCTGAGGTACGGCCACGCCCGGGGGAAATCTGTTTTTCGAGTTGAGAGCTGGCTACGCTCCGAGGTGATTGAGCAACAGAACCGCCATTCATTGACTGCCACGTCTTGAAGAACCCTGCGACCCGTCGTGCGTCCAGCTGGTTCTGCGCGTTGTCGAGGTACGACTGCCGGGCTACGCCCGACAACGGATCGACTTCAAGCAGCCAGTTGTGGAAGCCCTGCTCGGCGTTGATTTCACGCCAATCTGGGACTTCTGCCGACAGTTCAGACCAGAACATCTGCTCAGAGTTAAGCGCCTGTCGCTGTGCAACGCTCTCCACCTTGGGGACGACAGTGGTCTGCATCTGCATGACCAACCGTTTGAGTTCCGCGACCTCCTGCTGCGATGCAGCAACTTCTTCGCGGGCGGCACGGCGCATGACCTCAATCGAGTCGCCGTAATCCTCAACGTCCTTGTCGGTGATGAGCTTCGCCGCGGCAACCTGTGCAGTGTTTACCTGCTGGGGCGCGGAAAGCGACGCAATCAGCTGTTCGAGCTGAGTGACGCGTTGACCCATCTGATTGTTCTCCGCCCGGAGGCGGGCCGTATCAGCGTTGTACATACCTTGAAGGGTACGATACCGCTGCTCGGCGGTCGGGTTATCGTTCGTGGTGCCGGTTCGCCCTTGCTCTGCAGGCGCCGACTCAGCGGCAGAACCGCCCTCACCGTTGGCTTCGGTCGGCTGCTGGGCCTCACCCTCCGACGGGGACTGGCCCTCGTCGGTCGGATTGAGTTCTTCATACAGCTTCGCGACAGCCTCGGACTGTTTGCGGATTTGCGCGGGAATAGCCATTTGGACGCTCCTCTCGGGTGTGCGTGGTTGGATCAGCTGCCCCTACGGGACTTTGCTGCTAAGTCAGGGGACTCACTGACGAGCTTGTAAAGCTCGCCTAAGACCTGACACCGCCCCTGTGCAAGTGTCACGTTCTGTCCCACGCTGGGCAGCCGTTCAAGCTCAGACATCCGCCACTCTCCCAGCCATTCTTGGATGACTGGGTATTGACGGACGCTGTTAGCCAGCGCGTGGATTACTTCGGGTGTGGCCTGCTTCACTGCGGCCCCCCGGTCATTAGGTTAGTCCCTCCAGCCGGTGCACCGGCGAGGTCCATGTTCTGCCCTGCAGGCTGCCCACCACCGGGTGCCGGCATCTGCTGCGCTGCAGCGGCAAGCCGTTCGTTCATCGCCAGCTTCTCACGCGACGGGACGATGTCATCAACCGACATCTGCAGCCCCTTAGCGACCTCACGCAGCAGCGCTGCGCGACCCTGCGGCCCGATGATGTTGATGTCGAACTCGTTGGCCGTGGCGTTGAGGAACTCCACGCGGCGGACGTTGACCGTCTCTTTGACAGCGAGGTTAACCGCGCCCTTAGCAACGACCTGTGCATCGCCCTTGATCGACTCATCGGGATCGTAGCGCATGTTGTAGACGAACTGGCGTTGCACGATGGTCTTGAGCACGTCGTTGTCGATGTGCATCACCACCTGCCGAATGCCCTTGCCCGCGGAACCCATCAGCATGGACAGGCCCGACGCGGTGCGTCCTGCCCCCTGCACGTTGGTGTCGCCGTAGATGTAGGCCGGGATGCCGCTGTGGTCATCCGCCATGCGCGAGAAGCGGTCGTAGACCCCCACGAGCGTGTTGGCGTTGTCATTGGGCTGGTTGAACCGCACTGCCGGAGCCGACGAACCCAGTGGGTCGTTGAGCACCTGCCAGATTTTCCACGGCTGCAGCTGGGTGATGTCCTCGTTGGGGGGCAGGCGTTCGAGGTTAACCTCGACCTGCGGCCCGGAGGCAATCGCCATGTTGTTGACCAGAGCCCGGGCTGCTGCGTTGCAGACGTTCTGGATGTCCTCGATGATCTCGGGGATGGCCTTGCCCCAGAAGGCGCCGGGCTGCTTGATGAAGCTGGTCTTGGCGTAGGGCTTCTCGCCCAGCGGGTCGTAGTTGAGCACCGCCTTGATGATGTAGTTCCCAACGCACCAGATGTTGGCGTCGTACTCGCGGTCGACGTCGGGCACTTCCTCCTCGGTCATGCCCCACTCTTGCAGCATCCGACCGCTAATCTTGCCCCAGAACTCCAACGCGTCGTAGACCTCGGTCGGGCGCAGCTCGGTGTGGAACTTGCGCTCCTCCTCCTCGCGTGAGTCCTTCTGCCACTCCTGCACCCACGACTGGGTGTTGCCGATCTCCAGCACTTTGCGGATGGCTTGGTCGTCGTAGCCCGGCACGCCGATAAGATCGGCCAGCTGGGTCCGCGTCATCTCATGGTACTCAAACAGGTAGCCATCATTGATGCGTGTGATGCCCGGCTCAGGGTAGATGTTAAACGGGCTGACGCGCTCGAACTCAGGCGCAATGCGCTCACCGGGAACGAGCTTGCTGCCTTCCCACTTGAGGTAGCGCTGGCGCCGGACGATCGGCCCCTTGATGAACGCCGCTGGGAAGGTCACGAGGTCAGTGATGAACTCGTTGAACGCGTCTGCCCAGCCGCCTTGGGCGAACTGGTCGTCGATCTTGATCCGCATCTTGTCGACGCGGTTCTGCGCCGCCTGCAAGATTTTGAACCGGAACTCCTGCCCGACCATCTCTTTAAGCTCGGCGATCTGGCTTTTACTCGGCGCCTGCCCTGACGACTGCA